ATCTTTTCCAATAGTGCGTAATTATCCCGGAATAATTACCCCGTTTTAAGGATATGAACAAGAAACAGTATCAGACAAGGATCCTGACCGCTTGTAAGAACGTCGGGACATATAAGAAATCGTTCAACCAGGTGATCAACACACTGGCTGACGTTCTCGCGGAACGCGATCGTGTGTACAAACAATACAAAGACGAAGGAGCGAATCCGCTGGTCACGATCGTGTCTGATCGCGGCGCCGAAAACCGCCGACCGAATCCGCTGTTGAAACAATGGAACGATCTGAACGCGACCGCGTTGTCATACTGGCGTGACCTGGGACTGACGCCGGCCGGCTTGAAGAAGATCAATGATGAAGAACTGAAGGAGAAAAAGAAAGCGTCAACGCTTGACACTATTCTGTCAGGACTTGAAAAGTGAAAGGTCAACAATACTTTGACATTGCTGTTAAGTATGCGAAGGACGTTGCAGCCGGAAAGATCAGAAAGGGAAACAACCTTCGAGAATGCCGGCGCTTTTTGTATGACCTGAAAAAAACTGACAAGTGGGACATCAGAACAAAAGACGCTGATTTCGTCTGTGGGTTCATCGAACAGTTCTGTGTTCATCAAAAAGGCGAAGATCTGAAAGGTCGACCGCTGAAAAACACGCCGCTGCTTCTGCAGCCGTGGCAAGTGTTTATCGTGGTCAACCTTTTATCATTTTATAAGAAGGGAACAAATGAAAGACGTTTCAAAGAAGCGTTTATTTTTGTTCCGAGAAAGTCAGGAAAGTCGCTTTTCGTTTCCGCGCTTGCGCTGGCGCTCGGATTCCTGGAAAGAAGATCCGGTTCGACGATCTACATCACAGCTGCATCGCTGAAGCAATCGTCCGAAACCTTTGAAAAGATCATTTATACATTGCGGTATCGTTTAGGATCTAAACAGGCCGACAAGGAATTCAGGATCCGAGATAACAACCAGGAACATTCGATCGACAAGACTTTCTTCGATGATTCCGGCGATCCTGTCGGTTCACTTCATATTGAAGCGATGGCCGCGAATCCTGATCGTCAGGATTCATTCGGCTGTAATATCTGCATAGCGGACGAGATCCACGCGTATAAATCCGCCGCACAATATAACCGCTTCAAAGAAGCGATGAAGGCGTACACGAATAAACTGATGATCGGTATCACGACCGCCGGCGATAATCAGAATTCGTTCTGTTATGGCCGTTTACAGTACGCCGAAAAGGTCCTTGACGGAACCGTTGAAGATGATACGATCTTCTGTTTCGTATCGAAGGCGGAAAAGGATGAAAACGGAAACGTCGATTATCTGGACCCGAAACAACACGAACTAGCGAATCCGAATTACGGCGTCACTGTTCGTCCAGAAGATATGATGCAAGCAGCGCGAGAAGCGCAGAACGACCCACAACAACGAAAAGACTTTTTGTCCAGGTCGTTGAACATATACACGACGGCGATCAAGGCATACTTCAACATCGAAGTGTTCCGGAAATCGGATAATAAATATAAATGGACGATCGAAGAACTGGCGAAGCTTCCGATCGAGTGGTACGGCGGCGCCGACCTGTCGAAGCTGCACGACCTGACGGCGGCTGCGCTTTTTGGTCATTATGATAAAGAAGACGTCGACATCATAATCACACACGGATTCTTTCCGGTTGTCGCAGCTGCACAGAAAGCGGAAGAAGATCAGATCCCGTTGTTCGGCTGGAAGGATGACGGACTTCTGACGATGACAAACACGCCGACCGTCAATGTCGATGATGTGGTCAAGTGGTTCGTTGAAATGCGGTCGAAGGGATTCAAGATCAAACAGGTCGGTCACGACCGTAAGTTCGCCCGGGAATATATCATCCAGATGAAGAAAGCCGGGTTCGAAGTAGTTGATCAACCGCAATACTACTATATCAAGTCGGAAGGATTCCGCCGGATCGAAAAGGCGGCGATCGATTCGAAACTTTATTATGTCCATTCTGAAGCATTCGAATATTGTGTCCAGAATGTACGAGCGATTGAAAAGTCGGATGACATGATTCAATTCGAGAAAGTCGGGAAAACACTTCGCATTGATCTATTCGATGCATCTGTGTTCGCCTGTGTTAGATATCTGAACAGTCTGGAAGAACAACCGAATCTGATGCGGTCGTGGTTTTCGGGAGGTAAGAAGTAAAAATGTCGAATAAGAAAAGAAGAAAAAGCCGGGGAATTTCTGACCCGGCTTCACTTGTCGTGGACAAAAACGTCAACGTGAACCAGAAGATCATTCAGCTGATGGAACTGATCAATTCAGAAGGAATCACGTGCAACGGTTATCATTCATTAGATCAGGACCCGACGATCGCGACGGCTTGTAAGAAGTTCGCCGGACTTGTCGGTCTGATATCCTGGCATCTGATGAACGACACGGAAGACGGTGATTTCAGAATCAAGAATGAATTGTCCAGAAAGATCGACATCAATCCGAACAGCATGATGACGCGTCAGGCGTTCTATTCTGCGATCGCGCTGGATCTTCTTTTGTACGGTGACGGAAACGCCGTGGTCAGACCACACACGGAAGACGGATATCTTCGTGACCTTGAAATTATTCCGCCTAGTCGGTTTCAGCTGATGCCGGATCCGACCGCGCCGAATTATCGATACTGGATCTACATCGACGGGATCCCGTATGATCCGCGCGACCTGATTCACTTCGCGATCAACCCGGATAAGAATTATCCCTGGAAGGGAACATCGTTCCGAGTTGCGATCCGGGACGTCGCTGAAAACCTTCATCAAGCAGCGAAGACGGAAAAAGCCTTCAATGCTTCGAAATGGAAACCGCCTATGATCGTAAAAGTCGACGGTATGACTGAAGAATTCCAGTCACCGGACGGAAGACGCGAGATCGTCAAAGACTATGTCGAAACAGCTGACGTCGGTGAACCGTGGGTCATTCCGGCGCAGCAGATGGAAGTCACGTCTGTGAAGCCGTTGACACTTCAGGACCTGGCGATCAAAGACACAATGACACTGAATAAACAGACGGCCGCCGCGATCGTCGGTGTCCCGGCGTTCATGGTCGGTGTCGGAGCGTTCAACCGTGAAGAATACGACAATTTCATAATGACGGACTTCAGGTCCCTGATCGAATGCATTCAGCAAACATTGACGAAAGCGCTTTTGATCTCGGATCAGTGGTATATAAAAGGGAACATCTGGCAGCTTCGCGACTGGGATCTGTCGACGATCACGACCGTGTTCACGGCCTTCGGTGATCGTGGCTGGATCACGGGCAATGAAGCACGCGATCGAATCAATTTGCCGCCGAAAGAAGGTCTGGACGAATTGAAGGTCCTTGAAAACTATATACCGGCGGATAAGTCCGGAGATCAGAAGAAGTTGATTCAGTAGGAGGTAGAACCATGAAAAATGACATCATCAATTTGAGAACGGAAGCCGACAAGCGGTATTTCTTCGCGTCTTCCGAGAACTTCAAAACGAGGGACGACGACGGAAATCCTATCATCGAAGGATATTTCGCCGTATTTAATACAGAAACGGAACTGTGGGACGGTGCGTTTGAACAAATCGCGCCGACCGCGTTTGATTCTTCGCTTTCCGGAGATGTCCGCGCGCTGATCAACCATGACACAACACTTGTCATCGGTCGAACAACGAACGGAACACTGGAATTGAAGGTCGACACGCGCGGACTGTGGGGTCGCATCAAAATCAATCCGAAAGATAGTGATGCGATGAACATTCATGCACGTGTGGAGCGCGGCGACGTGACACAGTGTTCCTTCGGATTCTACATCATTTCGGAAGAAACCGATCTTCGAAGTGATGGTTCGATCCTGTGGACGCTGAAAGACGTTGAACTGTTCGAGGTTTCGTGTTGTACGTTCCCGGCATACAAGGAAACCAGCATTCAGGCGCGCAAACGCGACGCCGACGCGATCGCCGAAAGGAAGGCGGACGCATGGAAAGCGCGTATGATGGCTAGGTTCAATCATTCCAATAAGGAGGAAAACACAGATGGCAATTCGAACGATCATTCTTCGAAAGAAGATCAGCGACCAGAAGAAAGCACTGGAAGCCTTGATCAGCAAGCGTGACGGATTCGACCAGGCACGCGCCGAACTGGAAAAGCGTGAAGCCGAAATCGTCAAAGCAATCGAAGAAGCAAACACTGATGAAGAAAGATCCGCTGTCGAAGAAGCTGCGGATCTTTTTGATTCCGACAAACAGGCATTTGAAAACGATGTCGCAGAAACTGACAAGCAGATTTCTGACATCGAAAACGAAGTGTCTGAAATGGAACAGGAACTGTCTGCGATCGAAGATGAACAGAACAGAACCGTTCCGCCGCCGCCGGCTGAACCGGTAGGTGAAACCACAAAGAAAACCACAAAGAAATCAGGAGGTAAAAGAACAATGTTCAAAACTAGAGCAATTCGTCAGATGTCCGTTGTTGAGCGTGAAGAACTGATCACTCGCGACGATACACAGGAATTTTTGAAGAAGATCAGAAGCCTGATCGCAGAAAAGCGCGGTCTGTCCGGTGGTGAGTATACCATCAGCGAAACCATTATGGGCCTGATCAATGAAGACGTTATCGAGTACAGCAAACTTTATAAGCATTGCCGCGTAACACGTCTTTCCGGCAAGGGCCGTGAAATCGTAATGGGTACAGCTCCGGAAGCTTTCTGGGAAGAAGCTTGTGATCCGATCTATGAGCTGGCCGCATCTATGACACAGGTTGAAGTCGATCAGTTCAAAGTAGCTGGTTACATTCCGCTGTGTAATGCACTGCTCGAGGATTCCGACATCGATCTTCTTGACGAAGTTATGTCCCTGATCCTTCAGTCCATCGGATTCGCACTTGATAAGGCGATTATCTACGGAACCGGCGTTAAGATGCCGACCGGTGTTGTCACAGCAATCGACGATGATGACGCGATCAAGCTGACAAACGAAGTCAAGATCGGAACATCTGATTCTACCGGAATCAAACTGTTTCAGGCGCTTCTCGCAGCTGTCGCAGAAACAGAAAACAATTATGCACGCGGTGAACTGACATGGGTTATGAACGGCAAGACATACAGACGTCTTCAGTCCGAATCCCTGTCGATCAACGCTGCTGGTCTTCTTGTTTCCGCTGTGAACGGAACATTCCCGGTCCTCGGTGGCGCGATGGAAGTTCTGAACTTCATCCCGGCGAAGAATATCGTCGTTGGTTACTTCGAGCTTTATGTTCTCGCAGAACGTAAGGGAATGACGATCGATCAGTCCGAACACGTGAAGTTCATCCAGGATCAGACCGTTGTTCGTGGTCGTGCTAGATATGACGGTAAGCCGGCGATCGTTAAGGCGTTCGCGGTTATCGCATTCGATAACACTGATCCGACAACATCGGTTGACTTCGCAAACCCTTCACAGGGTTGACGGTCAAGGCCGAAAGCCAGTCAACCCGAATTTATGAAACACCGGTGTCATCGATTCAGGATGATGACGTCGTTGTTTCCGGCAACGCAATTACGGGAACACTGAAATATCTTGATGACGGCGGTCCGATTTCCGGCTGGTGGGGCGCTGGAAACTTCCTCGCACTGAAGTTCAGTGGCGTGGATCCGCGCGCAACATCTATCAAAGTCGGTCTGAATCCGTCCGAGGGTTCCGGCCTTGTTGAACTTCTCGGTGATCCTGACATGAACGGTGTCTTCAAGATCACTGACAAGACAACACAGAAGTTCCGTGTTGTTATCACTGACGGTCACGTCACAAAGACAACCGATTATGATCTTTCCGGTCTGACACTGGAAGATTCCTGACGAAAGGATGAATCACGATGGCTGAACCATACGACACGCTTTTACAAAGACTGAAAATCGATCTCGGGATCCTTCATTCAACCGCATACGATAACCGACTGACGTCACTTCTTCAGGTGTCACAGAAGGAAATCGAGCGTGAAGGAATCGTCCTTGATCTGACAAATGTCGACGACGGCGAACTTCTGATCGATTATGCGCGTGAAATGTGGCAGCGCCGACGCGGTGAAAACCCTGAATCAGCAATGTCAAAGTCGTTGCGGTACCGTATGAACAACCGCTTGTTCGGAAAAGAACGGAAGTCGAAACACCCGGAGGTGAACAACGATGGCTGATAGAGTTGACACAACGATCACATTGATCAGTCACGGTCAGTCCGTCGAATATGACGATTTCCTTCAACCGATACCAGGACAAGAAATCCGGGCGGAAGTCTTCGCGACTTTCGTCCCGGTGTCCCGGTCTGAATTCTATTCAGCCGGCGAAAAGGGATTTCGTCCGGACTTCATCTTTGAAGTGAATCCGGCGGAGTATTCCGGACAAGCTGACGCGGAAGTCTATGATCTCGAAACAGGGATCACAGAAAAGTGTCGCATATATAGAACTTATAGATCCGACCCTGACACACTTGAACTTTATATGAGTAGGGCGGCCGGACTGGACGAAACACCGGATCCAGAACCGACGCCTGATCCTGATCCGGAGGTGAACGGCAATGCCGACACAGAAACAATTCAACCAGAAACTGAAGAACCTGTCGTTCACGGTTGATTTCGATCACGTCGCTGTCGGAACGAAAGTCCCGTTCGGGGAATATTCGTTTTCGATCACGCCGGTGTCCGCTGACAATTCCGTTCTGATCAAGGGTTTCGAATACAGTTTCCGAGTATATATGACGAAGCTGGACCAGAAGATCATGGATGAAGTCGAAGCTGCACTTGATGAACTGGAAATCGTCTGGACAATGAGTGAACCGACCTATATTCAGGATTCAAAGTGTTACCAGGTCGAATACAATTTCGGATTCATAGGTGCAACAAAATGAGCAACAAAGAAGTCCGGATCGGTGAAGGTAATGATCTTTCGATCGTTTTGTCTGAATCGCTCGGTGTCTGTTCACTGGCGATCCAGGACGCTGTAAACGAAGCCGCCGAGAAAGTCGGAAAGGAAGCCGTCAACAAACTGAAGGCGACCAGTCCGAAAGGCGACAACAAGACGCACGCCTATTCGAAAGGCTGGCGTTATAAGGTCACGAAAGTTCAAGCGGACGGATCATTCGATATCAAAATCTACAATGCGACATACGGATCGCTGACGCATCTTCTTGAAAAAGGTCATCCGCTGGTCAGAAACGGATCAGTGGTCGGAAGGGCGGAAGCAAAACCACACATCGGACCCGTGAACGACTGGGTCCAGACGGAAGGATTCAAACAGATCGCCGACGCAGTACAGAAGGCGATTCAACAAATCAAACTATAACAGGAGGTAAAACAAATGCCTACACAGAATAAGGTTTATTACGGCCTTAAAAACGTTTTCTGGTTCCCGGTAGTAGAAGTCTATGATCCGGCAACCGGAAAGACAACGTCCAGTTATGGAACGCCGGCACCGTGGAAGGGTGGCGTATCATTTACACAGACGCCGTCCGGAGGAAAGACGGTTTTCCGCGCTGATGATAGTGACTACTACACCGGCCAGCGCAATTCCGGCTATAACGGCGACCTTGTCACAGCAAGGATCCCGGATGAAGTCCGTGAATATATGGGATGGGAAACCCGTGACGCGAACGGCATCGCATACGAAACCGAAGATTCCGGTTCCGTTGAAAAGTATATCGGTCTTATGTTCCAGTTCGCAGCCGATCAGAAGGCGATCCGTCACACGCTGTTCCGCTGCTCTTTGACACGTCCGGCTATTTCTGGCGAAACAACACCGGAAGGAAACACGCCGAACATCAAGGGCGAAACAACGACCGTCACATCGACGCCGCGTCCGGATGATGATCATCTTGTTCACGACTTCGCGGACCCGAGAACAGACGCGACAAAGTACGCGAACTGGTTCAGTTCTGTTCAGCTGCCGTCCGTTGTATCTCCGGCGACCGAATACACATTCACAGCCGTTGAACCGGTCGGAACAGAAAACCCGGCGAATGAAGGATGGTATGTTCTTGTCGGAAATACTTTCATTCCTACCACGGACACTTCGGTTGTTCTTGGAACAACCTATTATGAGCGCGAAGAGGTCACATGACCTGTTTTCCCACTTGAACCCCTATGAAAGAGGATCCGGATCTGTTCCGGATCCTTTTTCGGGTGTTCTTTTTATTTTCGGAGGTATCTATATGTCAATGTATAAGAAAATCATCTACAAGGATAAGGAATACACGTTTAAGTGTTCCGCCGGAACTGACATTTTATTCAAGCGAATGTTCAAAGTTGACCTTGATTCCGTCTACAAGGCGGCCGTCATGGGTATTGATCCGTCAACGGACGTTGCAAACCTGATGAACGAGGTCAACGAGATCAGAAACGGCGACCCGAAGGATCCAGCAAGGCTTCAAAAGGGTCTTAATTTTGTGAAAGATCACATGGAATTCCTTGACACGACCGCGCGACTGGTCGAATTCGTCAAGGAATTTGCATATATCACATATTTAGAAGCGAAATATGAACCGAAAGAGATCGCGAAGTATCTGACAACGGATGAATTCGTGTTCTGGTTGATGGAAATCGACGAAGGTTTCTTCAGATCGAACACAAATGAGTTTCAGAACTTCTACACGGAAAATATTCATCAGAATTCTGAACCAAAAAACTGACACGGCCGACGGACAGGCCGAAAACAACTGAACTATATCACTGGCGAACGCTTCAGATCGGTCTTCACTTCGAAGACCTTTTTCTTTTAAGGAAAGGCGAAGTCCTTGATCTGATCATTGAGTCCGGAAATGATCACGAAAAGTGGAATGAACAAGGAACACAGGAAGATATTGATAATTTCTTCAATGGATAAGGAGTGAAAAGCGCTATGGCATCGAACCGAATCGTCGGAATTACGATCGATATTGAAGGCAAGAACGACGGCTTGACGAAATCCTTGCAGCAAGTGCAGAAAGAAAGCCAGGCGACGTCATCCGCGCTGAAATCGATCGATTCAGCCTTGAAAGATGTCACCGACGAAGGCCAGCGCGTCGAACTTCTCGCCCAAAAAGAAGAACTTCTGACAAAACAGATCGAGCAAACAAACGAGAAACTTGAAATCATGCGTCAGGTCGCGGCGGACGCTGCGAAGGGCCTTGAAGATGGTACCGTTTCGAAAGAACAGTATGCTGTTCTGACTGCTGAAATCGCGAAAACAGAACAGACACTTGAACAGCTGGGTTCAGCTGCGAACGAAACATCGAATGAATTGTCAGGTATCGATTCCGGGGATCTCGAATCCGTCAGTGATGACGCTGAAACTGCAGCTGACGGACTGGAGGACGTCCAGGACGAAGCCGAGGAAACGAACACGTCGTTTGATGCGCTCGGAAAAGGCGCGGCCGCTGTCGGTGCTGCTATGGTTGCAGCGACCGCCGCAATGGTTGACGCCTTAAAAGAGGTCGGCGGCGCGCTGGTCGACTGTACGGTCGGCGCTGGCGATTATGTCGATGAAATCAACACGTTGTCACAGAAAACCGGCGGTTCGCCTGAAACCCTTCAGGAATGGAACTATGTTTCAGGCTTGATCGATGTCGACGTCAACACGCTGACGGGATCCATGACAAAATTAGAAAAGTCGATGGGTTCTGCAGCTGATACACAGTTCAAATATGAAACTGGTCTTGCTGAACTGAATAGGAACCTAAATGAAGGAAAGATCAGTCAGGACGAATATGAAGCCGGCGTTGAAGAACTTGGTGAAAAGTATGTCACTGCATACGACAAGATCGGTGTATCGATCTATGATGCGAATCATAACCTTCGAGATAATGAAGAAGTCATGTTTGAAGTCCTTCAGGCACTGTCAGAAATGCCGGAAGGAGTAGAACGCGATTTACTTTCCATGGAGCTCCTCGGGAAGTCAGCAAAGGAACTTGGTCCGTTACTCCAGGAAGGTGCGATCGACAATTTCAAAGCGCTTTCTGAAGAAGCGCATGAAGTCGGGTATGTTCTCGAAGGTGAAACATTTGATCAGTTCCAGGCGTTCGACGATCAGATGGAACGGTTCAGCAAGTCCGGGACCGCTGCGAAAAACGCGCTCGGAACATTGCTTCTTCCGGCGCTTTCTGAATTGTCGAGCAGCGGAACATCAGCACTTCAGAAATTCACAAAGGCCGTCCAGAACAGCAACGGGGATGTCAGTCTGATCGGTGATGCGATTTCCGAAATGCTTCCGGAGGTCCTAAATTCAATAAATAAGGTCGTCCCGGACATCCTAAAACTGGTAGGAACGGCCGTGGACACGTGCCTTCAGATTTTTATTGATAATTTACCATTATTCGTTGATACGGCTTTATCAATAGTCGAGCAGCTGACATCAACCTTGATAAATCCCGAGAATATCGGAAAAATCATGGATTCAGCGGTGACCATAATTTTAAGTCTGGTTCAATTTTTGCTGGACAATATTGACCAGATCATCAATTCAGCGATACAGATCGTTTTAGCGATCGTGAACGGAATTTCACAGGCGCTTCCGGAACTGATCCGGGCGGCGGTCGATGCGATTTTAACGATCTGCGAAACGCTTTTAGCGCCTGAAAACCTGTCAATGATCCTTGAAGCCGCGCTGAACCTGGTCATCGGTCTTGCGACTGGTATCGTCGATTCACTTCCGCAGATCATCGAACGACTTCCGGAAATCATATCCGGAATCGTGACCTGGCTGTTAAGTGAAGAAGGACTGGGAAAGATCATCGAAGCCGGATTCCAATTATTCACCGGACTTGTAACAAAAATGCCGGAAATCATCGTTGAATTGATCGGAGCGCTCGGAACGCTGCTTTCCGACCTGGTCAACTATATAACAGGCGATATGTTCACCGATATCACCGAGGCTTTCGGCGGTATTTTCGAAGACATCATTTCGTCTGCGTTCGACTGGGGAAAAGATATCCTTCAGGGTATCTGTGACGGTTTCGCGGCAATGTGGGACACGTTCACAGGCTGGATCGGTGATATCGCCGGATATGTCGGTGACTGGCTCGGATTCAGTTGTCCGGTCGCCGGACCGCTTTCTGACTGGGACGTAAATAATCCTGGTAAAGATATGCTGCAGCTGTACGGATCCGGTATCGAAGCCGGGATCCCTGGACTGATGGATGACATCAACCTTGCAGCGAACGCGATCAAGACTTCCGTCAATGCTGATTTCGATATCACCGGC